TTTCTACTTCATTAACATAAAGTTGTTAGCACCTTGAGTAACTAAACATCTTTCTGATAACATGTGAATCTGCATTGCATCTAAAGCAGATGTCGAAGCTCCAACCGAACCAGTAGTCCAAGTTTTCATTCTACGATCGTCTGTTTGAGAAGCTCTGTATCTAACATGTAAGAAAGGACGCTTAAGGTTCTTTCCTAATTGCTGATCATATACAGTTGAAGTACCTGCAGGAATAATAACCCCACGGATAGCGTTAGAACCAGCAGCAGCATTAATACCACCACGAGTAGCTAAGTCATTCAAGTATCTGAAGTCAGACTTGTAGAAGTCATAAGAACCTCTTCTGAATCCAGAGAAACCTAAATTTAACGCCATATCTTCATCGTTTTCAAATACTCCGTAAGAAGTACCACCAGCACCGTAAGAGTTCATAGAAGCTAACATATCGTCAAATGCTAAAGATGTAGCACGGTTAACAAATAGCATGTTTTCTTCAATAGCTCCTTGCTTGTCAAATTCAGCTAAGATAGCATCGAATTCAGCTAAGTCAGTAGCAGCGTTAACACCAGTAACACCAGAAGTTACGTTACCTCTCTTTTCAATAGCAGAGAATAAACCTTCAGTACCAACGTTTCCAGCACCAGCTGTAGATCCAGCAACAAGAGCGTTACCGTCAATTTGAGAATCAGCAAGATTCAATTCACTTTCAAGCATAGACATTTCCAAGTAGTCGTTAAAACGAGCTCTTGTGTCAGCTTCAGCTTTTAAGTACCATAAGTAACCTGATTGTCCTTCTTCACCAGTAATCTCAACCCAACCAATACGAGATGCATCAGATCCTGATACTTCGTAGTAATCTTTCATGATAATTGGCTTGTTAGAGAAAGTTTTGAACGAAGGCTCGTTAGCACCTCTCTGGTCAGTAGCAGCACTGTTTGCAGAGTTGTTGTAACTTACACCTTTACCAAACTCAGAACCATAAACTAATATAGTTGTATCGTAGTAGTCTTTCATGATAATTGGCTTGTTAGAGAAAGTTTTGAACGAAGGCTCGTTAGCACCTCTCTGGTCAGTAGCAGCACTGTTTGCAGAGTTGTTATAACTTACACCTTTACCAAACTCAGAACCATAAACTAATATAGTTGTATCTTGTGTTCCACCAGTAGTTGTTAAACCAGCAGTGTTCAAAGATGCAAAGTCGTAAGGTAAAACGTCAATCATAGAACCTGTATCAACAGCCTCTACTAAACACTTAACAACACCCTCAGAGTTTGCTACAATAATAGTATCGTTAACTCTAATACCGTGATTTGCGCCTATATCGTTTCCGTCAATATCAACTTCAATTTCGATTTGACCACCAGAAGCAGTACCACCTGTTGCGCCTTGAATGTGTCCTTTATAAGATAAATGTAAACGACCTTGTTCAGACCAAATAACTTGATCAGAAGTCATCGCTTCTTCAGCTCCTACTTTTGAAAGAAATCCTGAAATAGTTCTCGGTCCGAAAACTTCAGCTTCTTTTTCCATAAGATCTGGTAAATATTGTTGAGCCCAACCCATGTCTTGGTTGAAGTCTATGTAGTTTGATTCTAACGTTTGCGGCTTTGCAGCTGGCACGCTATTCAAACTACTTCCTGCAGTAATTGCCATAATAAATAGTTTTTAAATTGTTAATTAATTTCGTTTTTTAATTCTAAACGTAGGACCACTGTCTGTGTTTAGCGCTTTTACTTTAAATCCACCAGTGCTTTCATTACCAAAAGACTGTCTAGCATCCATATTTATATTTTTTGCTTTAGCGACAGTATCTTGTATAGCATCAGCTTTACCTTGTTCGTAAAAATGCTTCGCAATAACATCCGGATTCATAGCGGCATATAAAGCTTTGTGATAACCTTCAACATCATTAATACTATTGTCATCGTTTAAAAACTTTCCAATAAAATTATTGATGTCGCTTTGATTTCTCGCTACTTCACTTGCATTAGGTACTTTAAGATTAAGCTTCTTACCATCAACGTTGTATTCAAAACCTTTGAACTCGTTGTTGAAAACTTTATTAGTCTTCGTTGTAAACTGCTCTGATCTNTCTCTAGCTAATCTTTCGCTTTCTACCGTATCCTCGTTNTACTGATTAAAGAACTGTATCGCTTCTTGCTGCTCTGCAGTAAGNTTTGATCCAGCTTTAATCTCATCATAATACTTAGACTTTTGCCCGTCTAAATAGGCTTTAGCCTCTGCAACCTGCTCTTTTAAGGCTATTTTCTTTTTTCTTACTTCTCTTTCTTCGTCAATCTCTTCATCAAATGAAAAGTTGTCTTCCATTAAGAAGCTTCTTTCCTCATCATCTAGGTGAGGTTTAGTTATTCTATAATATTCGTTAAGCGCCGTTTGATTATCCATTTCATTATAATCTCTATTTAGCTTAACGTAATCTTCCACGCTTCCACCAGTGTCGTTAACAAAGTCAACTAGCTTCTGTATATTTTCTGGTAACGCTTGTCCAGTTTGCTCTGCTACTTCAATAGCTTGATTAGCTTCTTCGACTGTATCGCTTACCTCTTGCTCTACGCTTTCTTCAGGGACTTCAATTTGAGCTGCAGCTTCCTGTATTGCTTCAACTGACTCTTGAACTTCTTCATTAGCAGCTTCTAGCTCATTAACCTTGTCCATGTTAAGAACAATTGTACCATCATCTCTATACGATACTGGCGATTCTTGTTCTACTACTTCTTCTTGTGGTTGTTCTACTTGTTCAGTAGATTCAATGTCTTGAGTCTCCTCAATGTTTTCATTTTCATTCATAATATAAAATATAAGTTAATAATTATCTAGGCCCAAAGTCACTCAAGCCCATACCACCACCAAGTATATCATTACCTGATGACTCAAAGTTTTTAGGTGGAGTACCTGCTTTTCTTTGCTCTATAAGTTCACTTTGTTGTGAAGCCTGTATTCTAGTTCTATCGTCTTTACGATCTTCTTTCTCTTTTTCTTTTTTGCTAACAGTCTCAAGATCTACTTGCTTTAGCTGCATGTTTATCTGGAACTCATGATCCATCAATTGCTTTTTAACGTTAGCCTCGTGAGTTATAATCTTTGTTTTTGAATCAGTTCTTATCTGTTCCATTTGTGCGTTCATCTGCATTATAGCTTGTTGCTTTTGTATTTCTGCTTGAGCCGCGGCTTGCTGTGCTTGAACGTTAGCATCAGACTGTGCTTTTATGTTTTCTTGTTGACGTTTCTGATCATCATCCATTTTCTTCTTACGTCTGATTTTCAATAGTTGATTAGCTAGTCTAACGTTTTTTATATCTCTAAGATCTATAGCATCAGATAAGTCTATACTGCTTTGAGCTAAAGCTTGTTGTATGTTGTTTTCTAGCAATTGCTTTTCTTCATCATCTGGAGCTAACTCTATAAATATACCAAAGTCATATAAGTGCAAGTTAGACATTTCTTCCAGAGTACCTACGTTGTGAGCACCAATAGCTTGTATGAACGCTTCTTTAGTAGGAGAAAACTCTATTATATCAGATATTCTAAGCGATAAACTTTCAGCTACAGATTTAGTTAAGAACAAGCCAGACTGCAATATGTGTCTAGTTGCTGTGTTAGAATTAGCTGCCGCTAATTTTTGTACGCCAACTAAAGCATCTTTTGCTGGAGTACTACCATCACGAGCTTCGTTAAGACCGGTTGTATCACGTATCATTTGTAAGTAGTAGTTGTACGTGCCAATTAAACTTTGCATTTTAGCACCACCGCTACCACTTGATATTTCTTGTATTGGAACTCTACCAGGATTTCCTTCGCCAAGCTCGTTCATTGATCTACCAATAACAGAACCTGTTTGAAAGAACATGTTTAAAGCTTCTTGAGCGTTGTAGTTTGTTCCGTTACCTAAATCTATTTCAGCTAAACCATCTGCATCTAAGTATATACCGTCTGGTATAAGCCTTGACATAACTTGTTGTAGCTTTAAATGTGTAAGCTGTATCATGTCAGCAAAACCTGTTATACGACCAACTAAACTTTCTATTCTACCATTATACATCCTTGGAGCAGTAATAGAATAATTCATCTTAACTTTATTGAAGTCACTTTTAGACCTCATCATATTATCTACTTTCTTCCAAGATATTAGTTTATCTGTACCAACTATAAATGCTCCTTCAAATAAACACTCAACTGATCTTTGCAGTTTCATGAAGTTTACTTGTGCTTCTTCTGGTGGATTAAACGTGTCATCTTTTTCTATTGCCTTCTGAGCACCAGTCGCTGTTTCTTTTACTTTGTACACGTCGTTCATATATGTCTTATAATTAAAGTATAAGACTTGAACTTTGTTGTTGTCAGTTTCTCTTCCGTAACTATACTTCCTAGAGTATCTACCAGAAGTTTGGTTGTTAGAATTTAATATATCTTTTATTTCGCTTTCACTTAAATTAGGAAACTGCTTTACTAACTCGTTAATTGGCACATCTTTTACTTCGCCAACATAGTATATATCATCAAAGTAAGGTGAGTCAGTGTATGAGTAAACTAAATCAGCAGGTCAACATACTCTACTGTAGCTCCTTCCGATTTGTTAAAACCTGTTTTTACAGCACCAATACCTAAAACAGTTAAGTCATAGTTAACTCTTTTTCTAATCAAGTCGTAGTTGTTTCCTTGGAGCAAAACATTTATAGCTTGTTCTTCTGCCAACTCAACAGCTTGCTTGTAAGTTAACTGCATGTGTAGCTCTAACTCTTCTTCTGTTTCTGGTAATTTATCTTCTGGAACTGTAGACAAGTCTACGTTAAAAGTTTCTTTGTAAAACTTAGTAAAATCTTTCGTACGCATTTCGTCTAGCATACGTTGCATATAGTCTGTTCTTTTTTCTACTCCGTAAGGATCTTGTGAAAACGCTTTAACGTCATAAGCTCTTTCACTCATACCGTTAACTACAATATCAACAAACTTAGGTATTATAGGTACAGGCTTCCAGTCTAAGTTTAAGTAGCTTAAGTCACCATTTATAGAAAGTTCATCTTTATATTTCTGTATACCTTGTTCTCCTCTAGCGTAAAGCCTTAGTTTGTGAAAAGTATTTTTGTTATTGTAATATCTACTGCTAGAATAATTGTTACCCATCGTGTTAGACTCAAACCACTCTTTCTCTATGGCTTTAGCTATTTTCAAACCATATTCAGGTAATATTTTTTCTAAGTCGCTAACAGCTTGACTAGGGAAATAATTCTTATATATTGATTCAGCCATATTTAATTTTCTATTATTCGTGAAGTACCGCCCTTGTTATCATACTTAGCAATACTTAAGTTTATCTTTGGTTTTTCTACCTTAGCGTTAGGCGCATACAAATGTCTGTTGCAAGCCATTATAGCTAGACCAGAACTTATTGCAGCATCAAACTTAGTTCTTTTATTTATATCAAACTTTGCCCAATCGTTTAAAGTTTCATTAAAATACAAGCTACCATATCTACCGTCACCTAAATGACCAACATGGCTTTGTATATACATTTCTATAGCAGCAGCGTGAGCTTGTTTTATATCTTCACTAGAGTTTGGTATACCACCAATCTCTTTTTCTGCAACAGAAAGCTTATTCCAAACCTTGTCAGGTCTGTTCATGCTAAAACCTCTGTAACCTCTTCTTCTTATATAATAAAGAAGTCTTGGTTTGTTATTCTCTGCTAGTATAGGCATACCATAAAATACACACGCCATTAGCACATCTTCAAAAAACATCTCAGCAGTCTGAGGTCTAGCAACGTATTCTAAAAAGAAAGCGTTTGCTGGAGCATCTTCCATGCTAAACTTAGTTAATCCATGAAGAGATCCGTTGGATCCTCTACCATCNACAGTACCAGATATATCATAACTATCGCAACCAAAAGCGCCCATGTGCTCATTTCCTGGATATTTTATTCCGTTCTTTACTATTACTCTATTTTGAAGGTGNGCAGGTGGNACCCAACTTATTTTAAACCTACCTTTTGGATCTGGATAAAATATTACTTTTGAATCTTTAACACCNTTAANCCATTGAAAATTACCTGTATTAACAACAGCTGAACTTCCAATACCTTCGTTATANTCTATTTGCTCGTATATCTTAACTAAGTTAAATATACTNTTTTTTGTTTCATCTCTAAANGCATGCTCTGTTGTTCTAGGAAACTGACGATAAAATTCATTTAAACCATCTTGATCGTCTTTTAATCCATCAACTTCGTTTTGCCAGTGGTCAACAACACCTATATCTATTAGTTCACCGTCTGGTCCATAACATCCTTCATCTGGAGTTCTAAACACTGGCTGTCCAAACTCATCAATAAAGCCTTCAAAGTTCCATTCCATTGGAATAAACAGAGAGTATAAACCAGACTTTGTTTGACCATTTTTGTTTCTTTTAGTGACATCACTGTCGTTATATAACTTCTTGAAGTTATCACCACCTTTATCTAAAGCGTTTGATGTTGATCCCATCATGCATTTCCCAATAATTCTACTACCTAGTCTAAGACAAGTTTTTGTAACTCGCCAGTTGTTAAGTATGTTATCTGGTCGTTCCCATTTACCACTCTCATCGTGTACTAGTAGTGAAAGCTTTTCACCATCATAACTGTTGTCCCCTGTGTTCTTCCAGTCAATTGTAGTATCTAAACCTTTTATCTCTTCTAGCTTTTCGTTAGTGTCTATTTTTTTACGGGTAAATTTACTCGCAGGGACACGGTATGCTAGTTCAGACTTAGGTCTATCCATACCATCTTGTATTGGCTTGAAGAAAAAAGGATAGTTTATAGATATAGGCACAACCTTGTCTGTAAACATCTTCTTTGCATCAGCACCACTTTTAGATAGTATACCATATCTAGAGTCACTTGAAATAGTAGCTAAGTTAACTGTTTCAGCAGAGCTCATAAAAGAAAAACCACTACGTCTGTTTTTCAAGTAACACATACCGTAGCATCTTGAATCAACCTTGCAAGCTTCCCAAAATATAAAGAATAATCTATTTGCTTCACGAAAGTCTGGAGCGCCAACGTCTATTTTACTCCACTGTAAATACATGTAGTGTGTTCCTGTTATATAAGTTGGCTTGCCATTGTTGTTAAACCAAAATCCTTCTTCGCGTCTATTAAACTCTTCATCTATATATTCGTGCCACTGTTCTTTTTGTTCTTCTGGATAAGCTTTCCAATCAAATATAGTTTTTATTTTTTTAAGCACACTAGGCTTTTCTAGTTGCTCCCACTTTTTATTTTTGTTTGAATGTATATCTTTTGGCACTTTAGGTAAAGCTATATGCAACCCTTGTATATTGTATATCTCACCTATTTGGCCAGTGCTACTAAGAACTACAACGTCATGCTCCTTGTTGTAGCCACGCTTCCACTTTTTACCTTTATTAAGTCTACTTATAGTAGTTCTCTTAACTGGTTCTATTATTTCGTATAAACTTTGTTCGTACATTATTTAGATCTACCTTCGGCAAAGCCCTTAAAAACTTTCTCTTTCTTCTCTTCAACAACCTTGCCTTCAAGCAAAGCCTGTTCTTCTTGTATACGATTAAGTATCTCAAAGGCATCGAAGATAGCGAGCTTCTTTGTAGCAGCAGCGTTCTTAAGTCTATCGGCAGTAATGTCATCATCACTATCAATAATAGCTTCTTTTGCAACTTTGATAAGTTCTTCAACGGCTTTATG